CGAACGTCGCGGCGACTCTTTTCTCCCTACTCATGTACTACTTCAAATGGAAATTCGAGCTTAAAGAATTAAATCAAGTAAATGATATACCCGCTCCTATAGTGTAGTTGGTCAACACAGGGGACTTTGAATCCCCTACCCCAGGTTCGAGTCCTGGTGGGAGCTCACACCCTCTCTTAGCTCAGTTGGTAGAGCAGTGGACTGTAGTTCCAATGGTCACTAGTTCGATTCTAGTAGAGAGGACCATTCCTCTGTAGCTCAGCTGGTAGAGCGACAGGCTGTTAACCTGTAGGTCGTCGGTTCGAACCCGGCCGGAGGAGACCCACACCTTTTACATACGAAACCCGGATGTAAAAGATGTTTGCTAATTATAGATGACCGATACGAATCACCACGTCCTCACAGGAAAGGTGGATATTACCAGTAATTTACTGGTAGGCTCTTCCCACTTATTTGTCGATACCAATAACAACCGTGTAGGACTCATCACCACAAACCCCGACGCAGGTTTACACGTAAACAGTAATGCCTACGTAAACACGGATTTACGTGTAGGGAGTCAGGTCATCATAAACGATGACGTAAATCCCGGGCGTATCACAGCTGCCGAATTTGAAGGCGATGGATCGAGGTTAAATAATGTCACGGCTGCACCCGGTCCTCCGGGAACTGCTGCGACGATAGACGCTGGAACGACGACGACTGGTCTCGCGGGAACGGATGCCTCTGTAACCAATTCCGGTACGACATCAACCGCTGTCTTTGATTTTACGATCCCAAAAGGTGACCAGGGAATTCAAGGAATTCAAGGAATTCAAGGAATTCAAGGAATACAGGGACCTTCGGGTGTGTTATCGGTTGGTACTGTAAGCACGGTGACGAACGCGAGTGGTGCGAGTGTTAACGATTCCGGAACACCTGGAAATGCGATACTTAATTTCAATCTTCCGGTGGGTGCGGATTCAACTGTCCCGGGTCCTACAGGTCCTCCGGGTCCTACGGGTGCGGATTCAACTGTAGCTGGTCCCCCGGGTACTAATGGTAGTCCCGGTCTTCCGGGTGGGGATTCAACTGTAGCCGGTCCCCCTGGTCCAGCCTCGACCGTCCCTGGTCCCCCTGGTCCAGCTTCAACCGTCCCCGGCCCCCCGGGTGCAGCTTCAACTGTTGCCGGTCCCCCAGGTCCTCCGGGTACTAACTATTTCACGTTAAGTGGATCAAATATTTATAGGTCTACGGGGAATGTGGGGATTGGGACGACGAGTCCGGATTATCCACTTGATGTTCAATATAATTCAGATTCCGGAATACGATCTAAAGGTACGGGTTCTAACCATGCGAGCGTGTATATAGATGCCGGAAGCGGATACGGGTATCTAAGATTTCAACATTCGGGAACTGATAAATTTTGGATTCAATCTACACCGACGGGTGATTTAGCGTTTAGACCTAATGGAAGTTCCCACGTGTTTGATATTAATAGCTCCGGGTATACCCGAGTCAGCGATAGTACTAGTTATGTACAAACGGATCACGGAGGAAGTATATGGAGAAATTATGGGAGTAATCAAGGTGCTGGAATTCATTTTACGGGTGGAGCCGTGATTCCCGCAGATCATAACGGTACTAATCATGGAAATAATACCATAGATCTTGGACATACGTCGTATAAATGGAGAAACTTATACGTGTATGACCAAGTTCAAAGTGGTAGTGTCTACGCCACTGGCTATTTGTATACTACTGGTTACACACAATCACCAAAATATGCCATAACCGGCGCAAATACTCAAATGTATAACGGGGGAGGGCTTTGGGCGATGAAATATAACACCAACACGTATTCATGGCACAGATGGAACGGACCTCATCATTTTGATCTATATAATAATTCGTCGTTCACTTCGGGCGGTGTACCTTTTTATATTAATTATTATTCCGGTGCTCAGACTAGATGTTACCAATTTATGAATTTCAGTGACGATAGAATCAAAACAAATGAACGTTACATAACGAACGCGACACAAACACTTCTTAAACTAAAACCACAGATATACGACAAAGGTCCGAATCTAGGTAGTACGTGTAGTGGAACGAGAGTTGAATCGGGTCTGATCGCACAAGACGTGTACTACGATACACCAGAGCTTAGACATCTCGTAGGATATCACGACGATGCCGAAATACCCGACGAAAAACCATACGTAGACGACGATCCTCAGAAAGATCCCGATTATTCCATGTGGGGGAGTAAATCTGCCGCAGTTGATTACATAGGTCTCATAGCATACCTCATCAAATCTAATCAGGAAATTTATGAGGATCTCCAAACCACAAAAGAAGATCTCCAAACCACAAAAGCAGAACTCCAATCCGAAAAGAATAAAGTCGCGACGATGGAACTATTAGTCGCATCCCTCGTCAAACGTGTCGGGGATCTCGAAAATAACGTAGAGGCCGTTTGGGGAACTCTACACCTTCGACTGGCTGAACTCGAAAAGTGTATCAATTAAAGAAAAAGCGCTTTCATAAAGTACAAAATGTCTTGCATCGCCACTCTCAGGCCCGTCATTACCACCCCCATTCAATCCAGGAACAGGGTTAAGTCTCGCACTGTTCGCACCGTAGTACGGGCGACCAACGAGGGATCTCGTTTTGCGAAGATCGACCGCCCCAACGATTTTCTAGCGGTCGCGGAACGTGTCAATGGTCGTGCGGCTATGATTGGTTTCACCTCCGCCGTGGTCGATGAGATCATGACTGGTAATTCCATCAGCACACAGTTCCACGACAATGTTGGACTCTCCATCGCCGTCGCATCCTTGGTTTTCCTTGGTACTGCAGCGAACCCTGAAGATGAGGGGTACGTCCAAGGACCGTGGAAGCCCGAGACCGAACTCGTGAACGGTCGACTCGCGATGATCGGAATTCTATCACTTCTACTCACCGAGTCTCTTCATCCTCACGTTCCCTTATTTTAATGCTTAAAAAAATAAAACCGTAGTATAATATAAAACATGTCAGGTGGAATTGCGCAATTAGTGGCAATTGGAGCCCAGGATGCCCATATCGTTGGCCGACCCGAGGTCTCATTTTTCCGTTCTACATACAAACGTCATACAAATTTTGCTCAGACCGTCGAGAAGCAGGTTATCCAGGGTAACCCCGTCGTGAACGGTATGTCGACCGTCCGTTTCGAGCGTAAGGGAGACCTTCTCGGGTATGTCTACATCACCAACCGTAACACCCCCGGTCTTCGTACTCCCGCGGGTTGGGAGGATGAAATTGCCAAGGTCGAATTATTAGTGGGGGGTCAGGTTATTGATACCCACGATTCCGTCTTTTCCCAGCGTCTCGCACCCCTTCTTCTCGGCCAGACGTACTCTAAGTCACACAAGGCCCTAAACAACGGCACCGGTACTTCCAAGATTTACCCTCTTCGATTCTCTTTCTGCGAGAATGCACAGTCTGCCCTTCCTTTAGTTGCTCTTCAGTACCACGATATTGAGCTTCGAATCACGTGGGGTACTGCTCTCGCCAGTGATGCGTACGAGGTTCATGCCCAGTTCATCTACCTCGACACCGATGAACGTACCACTCTCGCGTCGACCCCTCAGAACATGCTCATCACTCAGACACAGAAGGCTATTAAGTCTGATTCTGCTGTCCAGGAGCTTTCGTTCAACCATCCCATCAAGTTCCTCTGCTCGTACCGCACCGATGCCGCAGATTTCGTCGGTACCGCCGAAGCTAAGACGAAGCTTCAGATCAACGGTACCGATGTTGGTGATTCTAAGCTCGCGAACCCGCATTACACGTCGGGATCTCTCTATTACCACACACCGTTTGCCGATTTCAACGGTTCTCTCGATAACCATTTCCTTTACCCCTTCTGCCTGGACACCGCCAAGCTTCAGCCTACCGGTGAGCTTAACTTTTCCCGGGTTGACTCGGCTCGTCTCGTGACGGATAAGGGTACCTTCAAGTCTGACATTTACGCGGTCGGTTACAATATCATGCGTATAGAACAAGGCATGGGCGGATTAATGTATTCCAACTAAATTCCCATATAATATTAAATGTGGGTATTCCTTTTTCTCATAATTTTCGTTTTTATGATCACCTACGATCCTAAATCCGGAACACTTAATAAATATATTCCAGTCGACAATGCTCCGTGCAAGGATGCACATTATCAGGAGATCCAATTTGGACAACACGGATACCCGTGTCCAGAAGGTGAAAGCTCTAAAATGGGCGCCATTGTATCTACTTAAAAACAAAACACATTCTTAAATCACACATGTTGTTCGGTCTCGATCGTGATACGGCTATTATTACCGCCGTCGTTATTTGCGTTGTCGCAACAGCTTATTTATACAGGGAACTCAAGAAATCCAGGGAAGAAATTGGTCAGGTTAAGAGTTTTATCGAGCGTGAAGTTGAAGAGTCGCAGGCGTACATGAACGCCGCAGCCGCCTCAAATATGATGCCTCCACTGGAGACACCCACTCAAAAGATCGAGGTCATGGAGGAGGAGGAACCAACTATGGTTCCCGAAAAGCGCATTACGCGTTCGAGTGAGATGATTCAGCCCCAATAATCTTATCAGGTGATTGTAGAGGCTAATGTGCAATGAAAAAACATAAAGCTATTGCGATTCCTGTTACGTTTGCTGGCGAAACCCCCCGTTTTCTAACGGTGAGAGATAAAAGATTTAAAGAGTGGATTTTTGTCACGGGTGGATGCAGGCGGCGGGAAATATTTTGCCCTTTACGATGTGCACTAAGAGAATTAGAAGAAGAGACCAGAGGGGTCGTTTCGCTTAAAAATGGTGAGTATACGAGTTATTCATTTAACGTTAAAGAGGAGCCCGATGTAGAGCTAGAATACACGGTATTCGTATTCTTCGTGGACTATCCTAAAGCGGAACAACTCGAACTCATTCGCCGCTTTAATGAAGAGAAATACAAAATGCATACAAAAAAGATACACATGAAACGTACATACGATGAAAATGATTTTATGAGTTTTGATACTCTAGGAGAATTTAATCAACGTAGACGCTGGGAGCGAATAATAACAAACGTGTTAGAAAATCCAGAGTTTTATGCATGCGTGACTTCTCTTAATAGAAAAACCTTCTCTATAAAATAATGAAGTCGAAGAACTACATCCTTCAGCAAATCAAAGAAGTACTCATAGATAGGAAAGCTTACAGTGAAAGCAGGGCTGATAAATACCTCGAAGAAGTTAAGGATAAAACGGTATACGAACTCATGGTGTTAAAGAAAGAATTGAATTTGGAAAAAGAAGAGTTGAGGGATGTTTCTTGGAGAAGTTCCGTCTGGCGTGAAGAAGAGTATTAAAAAAGTAAGTATATAATCAAGTAAGTATGTTTAGATCTTGGTGTCAAAAACAAGGGTTTACCTTTAAAGAGGGCTCCAATCTATCACATGTGCTCATGGACGGTGGTCGTCTATCTGTTCCTTTTGATAGGTTGAATGATTTTTACAATATGTATGTAAAGTGTATAACAGAAGGTGAAAAGTTGTTTGTCGTCGAACAAAAAACGGATACGTTTAATTTTTTCGTGGATCTAGATTACAAGGACACCGAACAATTATCTTTCGAAAGGTTGGAAGAATATGTTCGAACGATTTGTGACCGAGTGACGCATTATGGTGGAAAAGACGTACTCATATCTGTAGCTGAACCTAAACCTTCACGTGATAAAATCAAACACGGAATTCATATGAACTGGCCCAATTTCGTAGTTGATCACGGATCGGCTATGGCTCTTCATTCACATATCGCATCGTCTTTGTCTTTACTGTTTCCCGGAAAACCGTGGGACGATATAGTAGATACCGCTGTGTACGGTGGTGGGAGACGTAATGTAAAGGGAAGTGGGTTTCGTATGCCATGGTCTCATAAAAAGGCTAAACACGATGCATGCGAAGGACGTGGATGTGCATCGTGTGATAAAGGTAAAATAATCGAAGGTGAATATCGACCCGTGTTCATGTACTCACATGAAAATTCTTCACTCTCTCATATCCACGACCAAAAGCCGAGTCTAGAGATTATGCAAATGGCAACTCTTCGAACAGAGGTGACGACACCCGTTATTGTCCAGGGTTCGACACGCGTGGAAGGTGGATTTACCTTACGCGAAACGAAGAATGTCTTCTCGGATGAAAAGATCATACAAGATATTGAAGCGTTCGTACAAAAAAACTTACAGGGTCAGGAAACAGCGCAAATAACGAAGGTGTACGAAGATAAGAATAATTACCTCGTATCTACCAACTCTAAATACTGTGAAAATATGCAGAGATCACATGCATCGAATCATGTATGGTTTAGAATCGAGGGTCACACGATCGCACAAAGATGTTTTTGTACATGTGAAACCATGCGAGGTAGACGATTCGGATTTTGTAAAGATTTTTACGGACGGAAGCACCGTTTACCAGACACAGTTTTTAGAGAATTGTATAAAGATGGATACAAAGCATCATTATACGATACACCACAGTTAACGTGTCAGATTTGTCCCGAAGTAAAGAAAGAGGATACAGTAAAAGGTGTCAATATGTTACAAACCTTCATCAACAAAAATATGACGAGTACACCCTTGACTGTAAAGAGTGTGACGAAAAAATCAAAATTTCAGCGCATAGTATACACGGATTTAAAGTGTAAGAAATGCAATTCCACGGATACGCAGTTCAAAATCATAAAGAATAGGATCGTACAGACCTGTTCGTGCAAGAATAGAGAATATATCGTAACGGATAATATATTATCCGCATTAGCGTAATAAAGTCATTTAAAAGAAACTTGCACGTTAATTATACATGACGCCAGCTAAACCTGTTGCAACGCGATCTGGAAGGGTTTCAAAGCAGCCTAAACGGTTGGAGCCAACAGAAAATGTATGCGACGACGATTATTCCGACGATGAATACGATACAGATTATAATTCAGACGACGAAGATCTTTGTGAAACGGAATCTGATACCGAGGATGACGGTTCAGACAGTGAAGCCGATGAGAATGGTAATCTAAAAGGATTCATCGATGATGATGAGGAATCTGTTGAGGAATATCAGGCTTAAAAAAATAGACATATTAATTATCATATGGAAACGGAATTAGGAAATCCCATAGAGTACAACCCACAGCTTATCGACGATAAACAGGTGGACGAACCCATCCAAGAGCAAACAGAACAACAGTTCTACATGCAACCCCCTCCACCACCTTTTATGTACCCACCCCAACACATGACAGACGCACCGAGAGTTCCAGATTTTCTAAATTCTCTGGATAAGGTTGCATACATAGTTATATTTGTGGCCTTTATTTTAGGCTTCTTCATGGGTAAGACTATGCAACCAGTTATCCTTCGCCCCGGGTGAGGCTGGTAAGAAGTCTTTTACCGACGTGCTTTCATCCTCTAAAAGTTTTTCCGATCTTCTAGTAATTGCTGGTCTAATTACACCGTCAGTAACTACTTCAGAAGCCAACGACATTTCATCCTCCAACGCACTTATACGTGTTATCCTAAAATTTTTGGGGTGGCCAAAACTAACGTATCCGACCTCACGTGGCCCTGTATTCTTATCATTTTCAGCCTGGTCTGCGAGAGCTTTTTCGACGCGTTGTTTATAGTCTGTTGCCATCGTATTATTAAGAAGGTATATTTTTTTTAATAATATGATCACAATATGTTTTTGATTTTTAAATTTTAAATTTTTTACGCCTTAGATGTAACCTCTTCGCCGTCATCCTTCGCCTCAGTAATCTCACCGAGTTGGGGCTCTTCGGGAATAGAAAGTTCAGCCTCGCGCTTCTTCTTACGCTCCTCGATCTCGACCTTTACAATCTCGTCGGCTTTCTTCACGAGCTCTTCCATCGGAGCATCCGGTGTCTCACTCTTGAGACGTTCGATAATATCTGCGGGGTGGCTGATAGGGGGTTCATCTGGCTTGGTGTAAAACCTAGAATTCTCATCACCGGGCTTATCGTATACAGCCGACTCGACCATATCACGCTTACGCTCGTTGAACATTTGAGCAGCCAAAGCCTGGTTCTCCTTGTAGCCAGTCATAAGTTCTTCGAGCTTTTCATTTGTATAATGTGAATCTTCGATCGCCGCAGGGTCGGGTGGAATTAAGAGCCACTTATACATGTCAACTACATAAATATCAAAGGTTGAATCCTCCCTTTGAAGACGCTTCGCGTGTGAAGCTGCCTCGTCACGAGTACTGAAAGCGCCTCGAATCTTGATTCCAAACTTATCATTCTTCTGGGGACACTCGGGTCCAACAATACTGAGGCACGCAAAAAGCTGACCCGGGACGGTCGTATAATCCTGTTCAAGAGACATTATGAATATTTAATGCATGAAAACTTTAAGCCAGTAAACTTAAGTCGGATAGTCAATTAAAGTTTTTATCAGTTTATAAAGTATGGAGGAGTTGCGTCGATTACATAATAACGAAAAACGGATGCTCATTGAGAGTGTCTGTGAACCCGGAATAAGTGTACTCGATGTCGGATGTGGATTCGGTGGGGATCTTCAAAAATGGTTTAAGATGAAAGTCAATATCAACATGTGTGAACCAAGTGCTGAGGCTTTGGAAGAAGCTAAAAGACGGGCTAAGAATATGAAGATGAGAGTTAATTTTTACCATGGAGACATTCGAGCGTGTCCAAATCGCAAATACGATGTAGTGTGTTATAATTTTGCTTTACACTACATATTTGAAAGCCGCGATTTATTCATGTCAACTCTTCGAGAAGTCAAAAGACGGGTGAAACCCGGGGGTCGATTGATCGGAATCATCCCGGATTCGGAAAAAATTATTTTTAAAACGCCGTTCAAAGATGAGATGGGTAATTTTTTTCGTATGAAAGGGACGAGTAACGGTGATTTTGGTGAGAAACTGTTTGTACATTTATGTGATACACCTTATTACGCGGATGGACCTAAATCCGAACCAGTGGCGCATAAAGATATGCTCATAACACACCTTGAAAATATGGGTCTAATGATGACACATTGGGAAGGGTTAAAGGGAAACCCTATATCCGAATTATACAGTAAATTTATATTTACGTATAGTAGAGATGATACTACCGATACTCGTCATCGTTAATATAGTTTTATGGTACACGATTCGAAGGGAGCCTGTACTAGAGGAGGTGAAAGAGCGATATCGCACCCTCAGGGAACACCTGAAAAAAACCGATGACCAGAAGTTTCGTATGTTACACGATGAAATTCCCATCGTCGCCTATAAAGGGTCTTTCGTGAGAGGTGTAGGATATAATACGAACAAGGGTCAGGAGATAGGCTTATGTATCGATGGTAAAGTAAATCACGTGTTCCATGTATTATTACACGAACTCGCGCATTGTACGGTGGATGAGTATTCTCATAGTGACGATTTTTGGAGTAACTACGAAGAACTTCGGAATGAAGCTATAGCTATAGGGGTGTACGACAATATAGGAACTTTGACCCCATTTTGTGGTAAACAGATTGTTGATAAATAATCTAGGTTAATATAAATGTCTAACACGGGCTTACGACAACCCGATTTCTTTCCAGGTCTAGATCCTACCAGGTGGAGTCAAACGATAGGTGGATCACTACTTCTGTGGATGTTAGTTATGGTTGGTATGTTTCTTACCCGCGCAGAATGGATGCCGTACGAAGCTAATATCGCTCTCGTCACCACGATTCTCCCCTTTTTGGTATACGTGTTAGCTAATAAAACTATCATCGTCAGCGGAAAAACTGGCTATGTGTTTCTAGCCCTTCTTCTTGCAGGTGGAATCGTATACGGACTGTCTCAGGTGATAGGTGATCTCAAGGATATATTCGAGAATTACGGGAAAAAGGACGCTAAGAAAGCATGGCCTGCACTTCTAACGATATGCTTATCATGGATTCTTATGATCGGAATTATCTCGCGATTAGGATTAATTGATTTTAGTCTTCCGTACGAGACAATTTAAAAGTATTTGCGAGCGATGTAGAACACGACACCGGCAACTGCACCTGTAGAGGCTAAGCCTACGAGACTACGATTACCCTGAACATTTAAAAACCTGGGAACCGTATTCGCGAGCTTTTCTTGAATTGGTTTACTCACGGCGACGCCCGTGGCGAAAACAACAATAAGTGTATGCAACTGTTCATCGGTGAGATCGAAGGGGTTCTTCTTTGTGGGATTCTCGGTCTTTTGGGCGGCAGCCTGAACCTGAGGCATCATAGCGTTAGCCTGCGCCACCTGAACCGCGCGGGGGTCGACCGCCATAAGAGGGGGTTCGAGATAAGCGCCGTCTTGGGGACCACCTAAAACATCTGTGATGGGAGTAGAGTCCATGTTGTCTTTATAATCATGTATATTTTTTTCTTCGTTGATTTCGGGCGCGTATGCACTAGACCTATTTTCTGGTACAAACGCGTTAGACCTATTTTCCATGTCTATAGGAACCATACCATCGGAACTTTCGGACAAATTCATCGTATAAATATCGGTCGACATGTATATGTATGTTCGACTTTTTAAGAATCGCTTTTTTTATGCACGTACTGGTGCATAAAAAAAAGGATATCCAGTACGGGGCTCGAACCCGTGACTTCGGCGTTGCTTTCGTGACGATGAAGTCATTTTATATACATTGTTGTATAAGCACCGCGCTCTAACCAACTGAGCTAACTGGATTCTATAATAATTTAGTATCATATCTTTAAGTGTATAAAGACATGACGAGCGATGTATTAAATGACGAACGTTGATACACGACCAGAAGAGTATTATGAGGACTTTCTCGATCAACATCTTAGAACCATGGAATCGCAACTGCAAAGGCAACATAATCCAGACACGTTCCGTGAGGATATAAATAAAATGGTTACCGAGATTCACACGGCTTTAGGCTCTGGGCATAGTGAACGCGTGTATCATAACGCCTTTGAGGTAAGTCTTCGCGAACTAAACATTCCTTACGAATCGGAACGACATGTTCCTATTTATTATAAGCATCATGTCGTGGGTACGGCGCGTGCTGATATTATCGTGCGCAGAAGTACGGTTCTCGAACTTAAAACGGTTAAAAGTCTTAATGATATCATGATCGCACAAGCTAAAAAGTATTTAACACAACTTAACCTGACGTCCGCCTACCTGATTAACTTTCCACCGGGTGAAGGGTCTGCGCCCCAGATTGCGGAAGTTACACTGTCGGAATAAATTCCCATTGGAGATCTCTACAAATCGCTTTCCAGATAACATCCTGTTGATGAAGTTTCTCTTTGGATTTGAGGAGAGGAAAGTATTGCAGGTACTCGTCTTCGGATAACAATTCACAGAATTTAAAAAGTACGTATGAATAACTTAAAAAGTTTTTTCGTTCAGTTGGACAGTTATCGTCGAATGGTTTCTGGATATCTCGAAACATCATTCGTAACTGTTCCTCAAGTTGTTGGGGCATCTTCGGTGGTGAAATACCGCTCAAAATATTAGTGATAAACGGTACGTGTTCGTAAAACTTGTTCAGTTTGAGTTTTTTGAGCAGTGATCGAACTTTTGCATGTGTGATCTCAGTTACGGATTTAATCTTGATCTTCTTAAATTCATTCCTTAACTGATTAATAACCTCTGGTGGAATTGTAGTCATCTCTTGTGCTTGAAACTGTGAAAGCCATTCGTTAAAGTGATTATCGCGTTTATACGAATAATTGATAACTTTTGCAGACGTTTCCTGTTCCTCTTTATATGTAAGTTCTTCACTTATCAATATATCCAACACCACACCACATGAATCACATACCATTTCACTCTCATTTGTTTTGTACACGTTACTATCTGGGCACCGTGGGCATCTGTCGATGACTTTGCGTTCTATGGGGCGATCTATATTCTTTTTTTCGACGTTCACTAAATATTCGACGTAAATATCTTTTTTTTGTTTACCAGCGGTTTCTTTACAATTAAAAATATTATCGGTGGTAACTTCTCCTTCCTTCTCGTCGACATACTGTCGTACGTATGGTATGCATCGGGCAATATAATCCGATAATTCCCGTTCATATTCCCACCTGTTCGATGGATCACTTTCTATTTTATCGGTTAATTCGTCTACACGATTATTATACCTACTTAAAAAGTTACCTTCCATTTACGTTAATGAAACTACTGCACAAGTTTTTAATTAACGTAATCTATAGTTTTAAAAGGGTGATGCATTTATTTTTCTCTAAACGTGATTATTCCATCGTTGAAACGTATATTGAATATTTTGTCGATCACTCCAAAGATTTTTCAATCGAGACGATGGAAGCTTCCGACCACCACCCTCTTTGGATACAAGAAAGTTATGGAATTTATCCTATCGTAAAATCGTACGGTATATGTTCACTAGATCTAGGGCGCGCTGGTATTCTCCCCGGTGACCCTATTCCCAAACCCCCTGAAGCCGTGACAAAAATGATTATTCGAATTAAATACTGGT